CTCTGATCCCCCAGAAGTTACAGATTTTATTGAAAGATTTATTGATAGGGCTTTAGTATTTGATTCAGTTATGAAAAATAAATTAGAAAACTTATATCAAGACATCAATTGGGAAATGCCTATATTCAATAAAAACGTAGCTAAATTCTTTTCATTTATTTAAACTTGGTTATTTAACAAAATTTCATTATCTTTAAGTATGATTCAAAAGCAAAAACTACAGTCAGTTATTTCAAAATATCATCTAAGTGGTTTAATTGATTCAGTCAAATGGAAAATTGAGGAACAAACACTAAACATAGAATTCATTTCCCCTAATAGGGATATGGTAGGGAGTATTACTACTCCGTTTCCTACAATGCCTGCTACAATAGCTATATTTAATACCAGTCAATTAAATAAATTAATTAGTATCACTGATAATACTTTACAATTAGATTTTATTAAAAGTAATAAAGTTTATAGTAAGGTAATAATTCATGACGGTAAATTTATTCTAGAATATTCATTAGCTGATTTGATGCTGATACCTAAGGTACCTGTAGTAAATAATCCTGAAACTAGTGATATTGAAATAACATTAACCCTAGATGATATTAATTCATTTATTAAAGCTAAAAATGCTTTACCTGATGCTGAAATAGTTACACTAAAGAGTTCTAAAAGTTTATATGATTCATCTGAGGTTGAATTAATTATAGGAGATCAAACAGATTTTTCAAATAAAATTTCATTCAAGTTCTTAGATATAAAAGCAAATGATCCTAATCCATTTGAATTAGGGTTTGATGCTAATGTTTTAAAGGAAATATTAAGTGCAAACAAAACCAATCAAGCAAAAATTCTATTAAATAAAGAAGGTTTAATGAACCTGTACTTTATAGATGGAGATATAGAAAGTTCTTATTTTTTAGTACAAAAAGAAACCTATTAATATAAAGTTATGAGCCAAGAAAAAGTATCAACAACCAAAACAATCACAGACCCATCACTGGAACCCTACTTCATTTCGATGGATGACTACTGCTATACTTTAAAGCAGAAAATCACTCCAACGTATAGTGATAGTGGTAAAGAATATGTTCATGATGTGGGACATTTTACTAATGTCGATGGTGCAATAAAGAAGATTATTAAACTAAAAGTTAATACTCAATCTTATGAATCATTGAAACAATACCTAGAAGAATATAAAAACATTCAACAATCAATCACTAAACAATTTGGAAATCTATGAAATTAGAAGCGTTATTTGATGCAATTATTATTAAACCATTCTCTCAAGACGAGATGACTTATGGTTCTATTATCGTTCCTGATATGGGAAAGGAAAAAAATCTATCAGGTACGATAGCAGCAGTAGGTCCTGGAAAATGGAGTTTTTCAGGAGATAAATTTTTAAATACTACTGTAGAAGTAGGTCAAAAGGTAATTCTCCCACAAATGGGACCAACTAAGTTTGAATTTGAGGGGGAAGAATATTATATTTGCTCCGAAAATCAGTTATTAGCAATTATTAACGACTAAAAATATAAGCAAAAATGAGTAAAGTTATTGAAACAGGCGCGGTTGCGAGAGAAAAACTAATTAATGGAATTAATAAACTAAGTGATGCTGTAACATCTACTTTAGGACCTAATGGACGAAATGTAATCTTTAATGATGGAGAAATGGTAGTATCTACCAAGGATGGTGTTTCGGTTGCTAAACGAATTGACTCATTTGAAGACCCTATTGAAGAATTAGGAGCTCAGATGGTTAAACAAGCATCTATTAAAACTGCAGACAAAGCAGGTGATGGAACTACTACCTCTACACTACTAGCTCAGAAAATTATCCAAAACGGTATCAAATACCTAAATAATGGACATAATGCAGTAGAAATTAAACGAGGCATTGATGCTGGAGTAAAACAAATCGTTGAGTGTTTGAAAACTCAGATTTCATCTGATATTTCATCTGAAGAACAATTAGAACAAGTAGCTATTATTTCTTCAAACAATGATACTGAAACAGGAAAGCTAATTGCTACTGCTTTAGAAAAAGTAGGTCGTGAGGGTATTGTTCACATTGAAGAATCAAAATCAGGTGAAACATATCTTGAAACAGTAGAAGGTATGCAATTTGACAGAGGTTATAAGTCTCATTACTTTGTAACTGATAACAACAGCATGTCCTGTACTTTAGATAAGCCTTTAATTTTGATTGCTGACCGAAGAATTACTCAAGTTAAAGAATTACTTCCACTACTTGAAAATGTATCAGCTCAGAATCGTTCATTACTTATCATTGCTGAAGATATTGATGGTGAAGCATTAGCAACACTCATTGTAAATAAAGCAAGAGGTATTCTACGAGTAGCAGCAGTTAAAGCTCCTGATTTTGGAGAACGTAGAAAACTAGCTCTAGAGGATATGGCTATTTTAACTGGAGGAACAGTATTCAGTAATGAAAAAGGAATGAAATTTGAACGTTTTGATTCAAATTGGTTTGGAGAAGCACGAGTAGTAACTATTGATCGTGATAAAACTACTATTATTGATGGTAAAGGTTCTGAGGAAGCTATTAGTCAACGAATTGAAGAATTACAGATTCAAATTGAGAAAGCAAATACTCCATATGAACAAGAAAAACTACAAGAGCGTTTAGCTAAATTTGTAGGAGGAGTATCTATCATTCATGTTGGAGGTAATACTGAAACCGAAATGCGTGAAAAGAAAGATAGAGTTGATGATGCTTTACATGCTGCTAAAGCTGCTATTGAAGAAGGTATTGTACCAGGTGGAGGTTCAGCTCTAATTTATGCTAGTCAAGCTGTTACTTATATTAAAGATGATGGTGAGGATTTCAATATTGGAAAACGAATAGTTGCTAATGCTTGTATGTCTCCATTTGAAAAGATTTTATCTAATGCAGGTATATCTGAACGTGAACAACATCCTATTAGTAATGAAATCATTAATCTAGGAGAAGGTGGAGATAAGCCGTATTTTGGATTCAACATTAAGGAATTAACTATTATTAATATGGTTGAAAGTGGAATTATTGATCCTACTAAAGTTACTCGTACTGCATTAGAGAATGCTGCTTCGGTTGCTGGAACTGTACTATTAACAGAGTGTGTTATTGTTGAAAAGAAGGATAATTCTAAAAACAACAATCCAATGCCACAATATAATGACATGTTCTAATAAATGAGAGGTGCTGAAAAATTATTGGGCTTAGTAATTTACATAAATGAAAAGCCCTATATTATTACTGATTTTTACTATTCTGTAGAATTTGAAACATTCTATGTAAAAGTAACTAATCATGATGGAGCTACTAAAAATTACCCTATAAAAGATATCATTCCATTCCTAAGAAACAAATTTACTAAAGGTTTATGAAAAAACAACACACTCTCTGGGTTGAAAAGTATAGAAGTCCAACATTAGAAGATTATGTAGGTAATGAATCAATAAAAGATTTCATTCAAGAGTGTATTACTAAGAATGATATCCCTCATATGATATTTAGTGGATCTCCAGGAACAGGCAAAACCACTTTAGCAAAGATTATTGTAAATAGTATCGACTGTGATTATTTATACATCAATGCTACAGATGAACGTTCTATGGATGTAATGAGAGATAAGGTTAAGGGTTTTGCTTCATCTGCTTCATTCAAACCATTAAAAGTAGTAATATTAGATGAAGCTGACTTTATCCGAATTGACTCACAAGCATTATTGAGGAATGTTATAGAAACATTTTCATTAAACACTAGATTTATTTTAACCTGTAATTATGTTGAACGGATTATTGATCCTATTCAATCTCGATGTCAGGTTTTAAATATTATTCCACCTTCTAAAAAAGATATTGCTACTCATATGGCTATTATCTTAGATAAAGAAGAGATCGAATATGAAGCCCAAGATTTAGTTAAAGTAGTTAATAAGTTTTATCCTGATTTGAGAAAAACTCTAGGTACTTGCCAAATTTTATCTAAGGATTCGAAACTAATAATTGATGATAATATTTTAGTTTCAGGAAGTTATAAAGAATTAATACTAAAAGAATTAAAACAACCTTCATCTAAGTCATTCAATAATATTAGACAGATTATAGCTGATTCTCAAATAGGTGAGTTTGAAGAAGTATATAAGTTTCTATTTGAACACATTGATGAATACGCTCAAAATAATATAGGCGAAGTTATTGTATTACTTGAAGAATATATGTTTCATGCTAATTTCAAAGTAGATAAAGAAATTAATATGTTAGCTTTGATTCATAGAATTCTTTCATTATCTTTATAACATGAATAAGGTAATAATATCATTTGACAATAATCTCTTTATAGTCAATAAAATCCTAACAGTAAATGATACCGAACCCCCATTTGAATTCTCTGAGGAGTTAAGACAATTTTACCACTCAGATAAAATATTAAAAAAAGAAAATAAATTTTATTTCGTAAACCAAATAACAGAACCAATTCTTGAAAACAATGGAGAAATTACCACAAACACAACCGACAATTGATTTAGAGCTAACAACAGCTGTAACAACTCCTGATGGAAAACACCTTTTTGCAGAAGGTATTATTATCAGAAAAATTTCCAAATTTGTAATTAATGGAAAAGAAGATGGATTAATTCCAATTCCAGTATTCTATGATGTGAATTCATCTAAAGTTTTACTAGATTCAATTCCTAAAGAAATCCGAGCTGATTACGAAGATATAGGATTTACTCTTAATAATGCTTAATGAAGGAATTCTTTAATATACTAAAGTACTTAACCTGGGAAAAGAAACCATGGAATAAACTCTCAGAAACTGAAAAGGATGCTATTAATCCATTCATGTTAAATAGATATATTTCAATGTATTCTGATTATATTGAATTAGCTAATATTATTCAGCAGATTCCATATACTGAGAAGGAAAAAATATATAAAGCATATTTGGATCTTTTACCTAAACGAAATGTATATTTAAAGTATTTAAAACCATCCACAAAAAGTACATCTAACGATCTATCAGAAAAATTAGCTTTATATTTTGAGAGTTCAAAACGTGAAGTTAAAGATTACTTAGATGTACTTTCTAAGGATGAAGTTAAGGAAATATTAGAGGCTCTAGGAACAGATAGTAAAGAAATCAAAAAACTAACTAAATGAATTATACCCCAGATTCAATTGTACAAACAATAGTAGATAAATTCATTGCACGAGCTAAAATGGGTGAAGAAAAGTATGGTGTTACTTTAGACCGTAAAGATTTATCAATTGAGGATTACATTAATCATGCCCTTGAGGAACACATGGATGCTATACTATATCTTCAAAAAGTAAAAACTATGCTTGAACAACAAAAAAATGGATAAAAGAACCACTCCACTCATAGTAGAAAATATACAAAATACTGAACAACTGTCTGTAGATTATTCTTATCAAAAGTCTATTTCTTATTCTCAATTTTCTACTTATTTATCCTGCCCCAAGAAATGGGAACTTCAATATAAGGAAAAAGTACCTGTTTCTAATGTTTCAATTAACTTTTCCTTTGGAACAGCAATACATGAAGTACTTCAACACTACTTAGATGTTCTTTATAATCAATCAGCTCCTGAAGCTGATGAATTAGATTTAGAAACTCTATTTGAAGAAACATTATCAAAAGAATATAAAAAAGCATATGATCAGAATGATAAAGTTCATTTTAGTTCTCCTGGGGAATTAACTGAATTTTATGAGGATGGAATTGAAATTATTAGATATTTCAAGGACCATAGGAGAGACTATTTTGATAAGAAGAATCAATATTTAGTAGGATGTGAGATTCCCATCGTTATAATCCCTAATACCGCGTATAGTAATGTAATATATAAAGGATATCTCGATGTTGTGATGTATGATGAATCTACTAATATTTTCCGTATAATCGATTTAAAAACATCTACTAGAGGCTGGACTCAAGATAATAAATCAGACGAGGCTAAACAGTTCCAACTAATATTTTATAAAAAATACTTTGCTGAACAATATAATGTTCCTGAAGATAATATTGAGGTAGAATTTATTATTTTAAAACGAAAAATATATGAATCTAAATTTGAAGCCACTCAAAATAGAATTCAAACATTCTCTCCAGCAAGTGGAAAAATTAAAACAAAAAGAGCAACTACTTTATTAACTAGTTTTATTGAAGATGTTTTTGAAACCAATGGTGCTCTAAAAGATAAGTCTTATAAGGCAAATGTTAGTAAAGGATGCAAATACTGTCCTTTCTATAAGAGAAAAGAATATTGCAGTGAATCTTAGTAAAAGTATGTATATTTATAACATATGAATCAGTTATGAAAAAGGAGGGTTTAACATTAACTAGTGTCAAGGTTGGGGCTGATCAATTAGAGGCCTTAAAAATTGAGTGTGCTAAAAGAAGATTTTCATTTAGTAAACTAGTTAATAATGCCATCGATTTATATTTAAAAGATGAAGAATTTAAAAAAAAGATTCAAAGTCATAAATCAAGCTAGGTTATTTAAAGAGTTTTTATTATAATGTTACAAACAACAATTAGTTATTATGCAAAAAGAAAACTACATCCTCAAGGATCAGAGGAAAAAAATCTTATTATTATGTGACGATATTCGAGTACATAGCGGAATTGCTACTGTAGCTCGTGAAACTGTCTTAAACACTTGCCATCACTTTAATTGGGTGAATGTTGCTGCTGCTATTAATCATCCTGATGCTGGTAAGAAATTAGACTTATCACCAGAAACAGATAAAGTATCAGGTATTAATGATTCATCTGTAATATTATATCCATTTAATGGTTAT